TGCTGAAGCCGCATTGGGTCGATCGGATCCCGCTGTCGAGCCACCAGCAATACGTTTTCAACAACACACAATTCATGGTCGCGTCGGATGCGGCGAACGTCGGGCTGAATTGGCCCGCTGCGCACTTAGGCATGTACGACTCACTCTTCTCTCCGCTAGATGAGTGGCAGCGCATCACGCGCGCTGCGCGCATGCTGCCTGCTGCTACGTCTCGCGAAGCCAAGCCGATCGTAGACAAGGTTGACGCGATTATCCGCGCCAACGAAGAGAAGAAAGGCGCGTCGATCAAGGACTACGATCACACGACCGCGCTTGCTGCGATCAACGATGCACTCGACACGCTTGACGCTGGCGACCGCAAGAAATTGGAAGAGTTAGGCGAAGGCGCACCGGACCAACTGATCGAGGCGTACTTCGCGAAGCGTTCGCTAGAGCGGATACAAGGGTTGCAAGAGTCTACACTCGCTGATCTGAAAGCGAACGGCTACTGGGGCGACCCAGAAGAGCGCGACCGCTTGAAGGCGCTTGCGGGGTCGGGCGACCCCGCTACTAGGAGCCGCATCCTCAATCAGCTTAAGCGCATGTACATACCGCCTGAAGCGGTGCAGCAGTCGGACGTGGTGAACACTATTATCCGACAACACTTGTCGCCGTTTGAGCGGAAGATGATGCAGGACCGGCGCTTTCTGGTAGAGGTGAAGCGCTTCACGACGTCGGTTGATCTGCCGGTCACAGAAGAGCGCACCGTTGCAGTGCCGGGCAAGAAGAAAGGCGTGAAGGTAGTTGTGCAGACAGGCGAGTACCACATGGAGTCGCCGTGCAATGCAGAGCGTTCGCAACTGATGCAGTCGCGTGCGAAAATGACTGCCGTCGAAGCGTTCCTGAACATCGCGCAGAACGCGCAGCCTGAGACAACGAACTACGACTTTGTGCCTGCGAGTGTGGCGAGCGCACGCACCACGTCAACGCTGAACCAGAATGATGATCCGATCGTGGATCGCATATTGGATGAGTCAGTGCACTACGCACAGGAACTGATCAAGAAGTCGGCGCGCTACGCACACAGGTTTGTGGTTCACGTCGGAGGGATGCAATGAGCAAGACGACGGATGTGATGGACGCGCTGGGCACGAACTACATGGAGCCGGGCACGAAGCTGGACGTCGGATACTTCTGCGATCAACCCAACGCGCACTGCGCGCGCAAGGCGTTGGAGTTTCTGACTGACGGCGTGAACCAGATCGAACTGGTCAAGGAACACAGCCGAGAAGAGATCAAGCGCATGTGGCTGTCGACCATTCGCGCATGCATCACGCACGACGTGCCTATGCCGCACGAAGTGCTGCACTACGGGCAAGTGCTTGGCGTCACGTTGCCGGAAGTCTGAACATGCCAACGTGCCCGCACTGCCAAGCGCCGATCGGACACGTTGCGGCTAACTCGGATAAGGTCAAGCTCGCAACGCGCATCGTGGTGTTGCACAAGAGCGGCGACGTCGAGATCAACTGTGGGCGTTGCAAGCGCGGCGTGATCATCGGCAGCATGACTGCCACTGCGCTTCGCAAGGCAGCGCCACCGCGTTTGGTTATTCGCGAGCGGGCGTAGGCGGGGTACTCGCCTATTGCGATACACGCACTTGACAGTTCACGGTACGCCGTTCCATTATGGCGTTGCTGGTCCGTTCTGCGTTGCAGAGAGAGGGACATGCTTGCACCGCTAGTGCAGGCGTGTCCCTTTTTGATTTATGCCCAACTTCGCTTTCGAGATTGAGTGTGATGCGCTGTCGAAGTCCAAGATCGATGGACGGTCTGGCCGTTTCATCGGCGGGTACGTGTCGACCGATCACATGGATCGCCAAGGCGAGACGCTGATCCAAAAGGGTTTGGACTTCAGCCACTTTCTCGAAAAGGGCTGGTTCAACGACAACCATTCCAGCGACTCCGATTCGCTTGTCGGGTATCCGACTGCGGCGCGGCTCGACACGCTCGCGGACGGGCACGCAGGCTGGTACGTAGAAGGCGAGCTACTGCCGGAAGGCAGCAACCCACGGGCCGACAAGCTGTGGGGCATTGCAGAGGGTCTGGCGAAGGGCGGCGGCAAGCGCCGACTCGGATTCTCTGTCGAGGGCGGCATTCTTGAGCGTGACCCACGCGACCCGAGCAAGGTTCGCAAAGCGGTGGTTCGCGAAGTCGCGATCACGCGTTGCCCGGTCAACACACAGACGTCGCTGGACGTGCTCGCGAAGAGCCTGTCGGTAGGCACACCCAGTGGTGAGGCTGGCAGCGCTGCTGCGTTGGAACCTGAAGCGCTGGAGGGCATCGCGAACGCTGGGCCGCGCATGCCCAAGAAGCGCAAGCCTCGCAAGATGCGCAAGAGCGCAGCCGTGCATTTTCTTCGCATGGTCAATCCGAAACTTTCCGTCCGACTCGCAGAACGCGTGGTCGGATATGCAGCGAAACATTACCCAGCGACTGAACTGTAGAAAGGTGAACCCGATGGCAAACGACGTGACTGTGGACGGATTGAACTCTGCGCTTGAGGATCTGATCAAGGCTGCTGACGCAGTGGACTTGATCAAGGGCGACAGCAACGGCGTCGAGTATTCCGGCACGACTGACGAAGACGGCAAGAAGGGCGGCGGTCGCGGCTCTTATCCGGGTGACGTCGCTCTGGATCGCCTGATGATCGGCAAGCTCGCTGATCTCGGATTCAGCGCGAGCCAGATCAGCGCCATGAACGATGGCTTGCTGGGCTTCGCGGACCACGAAGAGCCTGACGCTGACGATGAGGGCGGCGAAGGCGACGACGACGAAGACGATCAGGAAATGAGCGGATCGCGTCGCAAGGCGAAGAAGAGCAAGTCGGAGCGCACGCTGCGCAAGTCGATGGATGAGTACCGCGCAGACTCCGATCTGGCGGATACCATCGACGTCAGCGCGTACCTGGAATCCTTCACCGCGCGCACAGCGGACCAGATCGACAAGGTGAACGGTTCGTTGCGCAAGGGCTTCGGCTCGCAGGCGACGGTCAACCGCGCACTCGCAGGCGCGTTGCACCAAATGGGCAGTTTGCTGAAGAGCAACGCTGCTGTGGTGCAGGCGCTGGGTACGCGGCTGAACCTCGTGGAGCGCACCCCCAACGCGCCGCGCGGCGTGACCAACGCAGCGGCACTGCACAAGTCGATGCCTGGTGAAGCCGGGCACAACGACAGCACCAAACTCAGCAAGGCTGAGATCCTGTCGACCATGAGCTACATGAATCTCGAAAAGGGGATTCGGCACATTGAAGGCCAACGCACCGTCGAAGCCATCGGCTTGCTGGAGGGCGGCAACGTGTGCTCGCCTGCCGTGCTGCAAGCGGTCAACGAATTCCACGTCAAGAATCCGAGCGAGAGCGCGCTTGCTCGCGCCTACCACTGAGACGCGACAACCCCCTCACTCACACGACCGAAATAGGAGATCAGTATGCTAGGCAACTTTGTTTCTGCACAGGACTACCGAGACTACAGCGGATACGGAACCGCGAACCCTGACGACGTTGCGGAACTCCGCAAGGCGCTTGTCGCCGGTTCGGACGTCAACGATCCCGGCGTTGCCGCAGGCGTCGGATTCCCCCTGCGAACGGAAAGTTTGGAGAGCCAGATGAAGAATCTGACTTTCGAGATGGACGAGATCAAGCTCTTCAAGAGTATCGCGAAGGTTCCTGCGACGAACACCGTCGAAGAGTTCAATCGCTTGATCTCGTACGGCAAGGGCGGCACGCGGCGCTTCAATCTCGGCTTCGTTGGTGAAGGTGACTTGCCTGAAGAAGAAGACTCGACCTACCAGCGCGTCACGATGCTGATCAAGTATCTGGGCGTGACGGGTCGCGTTACGATGCAGGCGAACACCATCCGATCGTCGGCGGGATCTGTGATCGCGCTCGAAACGATGAACAAGACGATGGAGTTGCTGAAGAACTGCGAGAACGCCCTGTTCTTCGGTGACAGCACCATGATCCCTGAGCAGTTCGACGGGCTCTACAAGCTGATCAGCGACGGCGCACCAAACAACGTGATCGACTTGCGCGGCGCTTCGCTGAACGAAGACCGGCTGAACGACATGCTGTTGCGTATCCGCGACAACTTCGGCATGGCGACAGACGCGTACTTCTCGACCGGCGCATTCAGCGACCTGTCGAAGCAAGTCTACGATCGTCAACGCTTCCAGATCGCGCCCGCACCCGGCGTGATCGGCGCGACCGTCACTGCGTTCCAAGGCCAACACGGCAAGATCAACCTGCACGATCATGTGTTCATCCAAGAGGGACCGGACGTGCCTGCGAGCGGCGTCGGCAAGACCGATCGTCGCCCCAACGCGCCGTCGATCATCGTCGCACCGGCTGCTGCTGCGAACCCGGCGTCGCAGTTCGTTGCTGGCGACGCTGGCACCTACATTTACCAAGTGGTCGCTGGCAACCGCTTCGGTCTGAGTGCGCCGGTTGTGTCGGCTGGCGTGGCAGTGATCGCTGGCGACGGCGTGACGTTCACGATTCAGGACAACGGCCAAGCGCCTACGTTCTACGAAATCTACCGCAGCACGCCTGGTGGTGCCGCTGGTACTGCGCGCATGATGGTGCGCGTCGCGCGCACTGGCGCAACGCAGGTTGTCACCGACCTGAACTCGGATATCCCCGGCACGTCGCAGGGCTTCGTGCTGATGCAGAATCAGCGCAGCTTCTCGTGGGCGCAGTTGCTGCCCATGACCCGCATCCCGCTGGCGGCGATCGACACGTCGATTCGCTGGAGCCAGATCCTGATGGGCGGCGTGAAAATGTACACGCCCGCGAAGAACCTCGTGGTCAAGAACATCGGTCGCGCGGCTGGTTCGCTGTAACCACTGCTTGTGGTGTAGAGTTGGGGCGACGGGCGGCAAGCTCGCCGCCCCAACTTGTTTGTGAGGTTTTGTTATGCGCGTCCAGAACAGAGTTTACGCAGGGACAGCCGTATCCGTGCGCACGTCGAGCTACGACGGCGACGCAGACGGCGTGTTCGACATGGCCGATGAACACGCTGCGATGGTGCTCACGATGCAGGGGTGGTCGAAGCCGTCTACCAAGACGGCCAAGCCGATCGTCTCTGCCGCGCCCGCTGCGCCACCGGAGGCAGCGCCCGCTGCGCCACCGGAGGCAGCGCCCGCTGCGCCACCGGAGGCAGCGCCCGCTGCGCCACCGGAGGCAGCGCCTGACGCAGACGAAGCAGCGCCTGACGCAATCGAAGCAGCGCCTGACGCAGACGAAGCAGCGCCTGACGCAGACGAAGCAGCGCCTGACGCAGACGAAGCAGCGCCTGCCTCTGAAGAGGCGGTGGAAGGGCCGGACTTGCTCGCCATCACTACCAGGGCTGAGATGCTTCGCGTTGCAGCGGAGCACAACGTCGCGCTTTCAAGCGCACAGCGTAAAATGAGCGTCGATGAACTGCGTGCGATTGTGGACGCTGCGATCTACGGCGCAGTCGAGGTGGCACCGTGAGCGCACATGCAGACGACCTACGGCATTACTACGCGGAGCACATTGGCCCAAGCGTTGTACTCGCTGCTGTCGGGTCTGGCGTGGCTGTGGCGTTGCCCGCGAAGCTGGTGCCCGGCAGGTACATGATCACGACGCAGACTGTGGCAGGGGCTGCGCTGCTGTGGATCCGGCAAGGCGCGTTCGGCGTGTTGCCAGCGGCGGTGGCGGCTGCGCCGTGCACCCCGGTCGACTTGGCCGAAATACCACGGCAGAAGCTGACGTTTATGGTGCGCCCTGACGCGTCTGGCAATCGTGGCGGGCAAAGCATTGCAACTGATGGTCTGAGCCTCATCACGAACGCAGGCACTGTGACCGTGGTGATCACGCGGATCTCACACCCATAACGACGGAGGTGCCTGTGTCGGCGCATGAGTCATATCCGCCTGACAGCCCTGCCAAACGCCGTTACGTCAACGTCGACATAACTGGGGTCAGCCTGTCGTGGCCTACTGCGTTGGCTGTGCTGACGACGGTCGCGTCGATCGTGATCGCAACGCTTGGTTACGCTGCAACGCTGGCAACAAAAACAGACATGACAACGCACGACGTCAGTGAGTCTGCGCACAGCGCGTATCGCGCGAAGACGTCGAAGCTAATCTCATCGGCGGTGGCGTCGGTTGAACGCAAGGTTGACGCTGTAGTCATATCCGTGGCCGCAGCAGACACCACGGTCAAGGCTGTGCAGGACGGCTTTTTCGATCAACGCGCAGAAGACGTCGCATACCGTGTGGTCGACAAGTTGCCTCAGAGCACGTCACCGCGACAACGCATCGAACGGTTCCAGTACGTCAAGGCAACGGTGAAGCGTAACCTGCGAGACGGGCTGGACGTACGCAACGGACTGGCAGAGGTGCCGTGAGCAATCAAATACAAGTGTCGCTTGTCGAAGGCGCAAACCCGGCTATCAATGCCGAGCGTTTCGGCACCGTGATCAGGCTCACGACCACTGACGACAACGTGGAGCAAGTGATCCGCGCCGGATACACGCACTTGATCGTGGAGCGGTCGAAGGACGGCGGCATCACGTACGAAGAGGCTACTGCGCCAAGCGAACGCGTGCTGCTTGAAGCGTCCAAGCCAAGCATGGAGTATTTCGATCGACGCGGGGATTCGTCGTACTTCTACAGGTTCCGCTACATGGGCGTGATCGCAGGGCAGTGCGAAGTCACTGAACCAAGCGTAGAGATCGAAGGCGCTGGGCTTGCTATCCGCGACCTGCTCACAGTAGCGCAACTGAAAGCGCGCTACCTGTTCGGCGTTGACCTGCGTGACGACAGCGGGAACATCCTCACAGAAGCGACGTTCGCGCATTACATTCTGGCGGCGGTTCGGTGGATGGAGCATGAACTTGATATTCCGATCCTGCCTACTGTGTTTGTCGAACAGCACGACTACTACCGCAACGACTTTGGTGCGTACGCGTTTCTGAAACTCGACAACGCACCAGTGCTGAGTGTCGAAGAGTTTCGAGTGCAGTATCCGTCTGGGCAGAACGTGATCGTGTGGCCGAATGAGTGGCTGCGTCTGAACGCAGCGGAAGGGCACCTACAAGTTGTGCCTACGGCGGGCACACTGAGCGAGGTTCTGATCGGCACAGGCGGTGGCTTCTTGCCTGCGTTGTACGGCGGGCTTCCGTATCTGCCGCAGCTTTTCCAAGTGACGTACACTGCCGGATTCGCGTCTGGCAAAGTGCCACGCAACATTGTGGACCTGATCGGCATGTTCGCGAGCATGGGGCCGTTCAACATTTTTGGTGACTTGATCGCAGGCGCAGGCATCGCGAGTTTCAGCCTGTCGCTTGACGGGCTGTCGCAATCAATCAACACGACGTCGAGTGCTACTAACTCCGGTTACGGGTCGCGCATCATTCAGTACCTCAAGCAGATCAAGCAGCAAATACCAGTGCTCCGTAGGTACTATAAAGGGCAACGCATGGTGGTGGGGTGACGGAGCCAGTCAACAGACTTGGTGCCGGATACAGACCGCCGCCGCCCACCACGGCTGCGCGTGTTGTCAATCCAAACATCACGCCTCGTGCGCCTACGGTTACGCGCAATCAGGTAGATGGCACTGCTGGCAGTGTCGACCCGTTGGCAGAGTACAACGCGACGCTGGAGATTGGCGCGCGTACGCAGTTTCGTACGGTCGAGTTCGACCGCGCATTGCTGCAACACGGCAAGCGTGTGGTGTGGCGCAAGGCGATGTTGTGCCCATGTCAGCAAGAGGCTACGGATCAAGCAAACCCAGCATGCGTGTCATGCGACGGCTCTGGCTTTTTCTACGTCGACCCGCTGGAGATCCTGGCGCACATGGCGGCGTTCAGTAAGTCGACTCGGCTGTACGAGAAGTTCGGGTTGTGGACCAGCGGCGAAGTATCCGTCACCACGCAGCAAGCGTACCGGCTCGCGTGGCAAGACAGCATCGAAATGATAGACGACATGATGAACTTCAACGAACTGTTGAAGAAAGGCAATCGTCGCGGTCGGCGGTCTGCGTTGCCTGCCTTGACTGATTCAGCGCGCTACCGGATCGCGAAGTTGACTAAGGCACTGTACCTCGATCCAACCGGGCAAGTGCTGCCATTGGAAGTCGGATACCACATGACCCTGAACGCACAGGGGCACATTGTGTGGCTCGCTGCTGGGGAGCGCCTGGTGTGCGACGGACAGTTAGTATCTATTCATTACGACTTCCATCCGTGTTGGATTGTGACTTCGCACCCGCACGCGTCTCGTACTGACGTGGCTGGCGTCCACCAAGCCACGGCAGACGTGGTAGGACTACCGTTGCAGTGTTCGGCGCAGTTAGACTTCCTCGCGCAGACAGAGCGTATTCTACCCGTGACTGGTCCCGCGTAATGCCCAGAGCGTCTACATTCATCACGAAGCCAAACTTGCCTCGCGCTAGTGCGGAGTTGTTATCCGCGCTCCCGCCAGCGGGCATCGGCAAGAACATACTGAAGGCGTTGGCGGCAAGCGCAATGGGGCACTGGAAGTCGCAAGCCAAGAAGCAGCTTCGTTCGACGGCGCGCGACTACATCGCAGGGCTGTCGATGGAAGAGGGCACTGACGTCGTGATGATCCACCTTGACGACGCATTGCCCAACCTTGTCGAACAGGGTTTCAAGGGCGGCAACATGCGCGAGTGGATGCTGAACAGCCCAAAGGCAAAGCACGGCAAGAATGGCAAGTACCTGATCATTCCGTTTCGGCACGGCACGCCTGACACGGGTGGCGAGAACGTCGGCAACGCGATGCCTACTGATATTTATGCGGCTGCAAAAAAGCTCGCGCCTACGCTGTCGCGTCCGTCGCGCGCGGGGCGCACTGGCCCAACGACGAAGTGGGGCGAACGCTTGACCGCAAGCAGCCCG